CGTTAGGCAATATTCTATCGTCAAGATCTTTATTCATCTTAGACTTTAGAAATGTGTTTTTTATTTGTTGAGCCATTTAATTATGATTTAATCCATTTAGATTTGCCTCTCATAACTTGAACTATTTCATCAAGTTTAATATTAGATAATCTTATTTTAGCATTTCTTAGCTTTGCAGATCTATCTCTTTTTAATCTTTGTATTATATATTCCGGTTGGTTAATTCTAGATGCTAATATTGAGTAAAGAATATGAGCGTATAATGCATCTTCTGCCATTTTTGGTATTCTTGAATCCAACTCATACGCTAAGCCATCAGATATATAGTCAAGTATTATTAATTTATTTTTTAAATTTGAAGAAAAAGATATTACTCCGTCTCTTTCATTTAAATTAAACCACCCATTTCTTTGACTATATTGGGGGTCATTTCCATAACGCTCTCCCAAGAAAGGATTACCGGTTAGCCAACCAGCATAAGCCCAATAATCACGTAAAGTTATATTCCCGTTTAATAAATTATCATTAGCTTCAGCCCATCTTTCCATTGTTTGTGATGAGCCTTCTAAATTATCACCAAAGTTGTCTTGTATTGGGTTGCCATCGGGGCCATCTTGCAAAGGAACTTCATAAGGGGAACTAGTAAGATTATTAGCGGGATATATTGGGTGCTTAACACCTAAGGCATCTATATAAGAAACACCCACATAATTAACGTAGTCCTGAGGTATTATAACACTTAGCCCTTCTGAAATATTTAATTCTTGAGACTTTATGCTTTTTAAAGTATCATAGCTAAACTCTTGCATACCACGTTTTGCGTGAAATATTACATCTGTTCGTTTAACATCAGGTATTAACTTGTGTTCTCCAACATAAGTTGCAATAAATCCATTTACAATATCATTTAAGGATGTATATCCATAACTTCCATAATTTTCTTGGACAGCAGTACCTATAGCTTCGTTATTTCCATAACTACCACCATTCATTGCTTTTAATTGAACCGCTACATAAGTGTTTAAAGGGATAGGAACTGCAGTGGTGATAGTATTGTTTTCCACACTAAAACTTGAGGTATATATAGTGTATGAGCCAGGAAGATTGGTTGGGCTAGTATAAATAACAAAATTATTTAAAGCATAATCAGGATTTAACGGATCTGAAGATCCTAAAATTAAATCTGTGTTAAAAGTTGTTGCAAAAACACCAGTGCCATCAGATAAAAATCGCTGAGATCCCGAATAATATTGTTCGTTAGTTTCGGTTATTAAACCGCCATTAGGTATAGGCATATCTTATAGTGTTGAGCGTTGTACTTCTTGTTGAACTTGTTGTGCAGCTATTTGAACTATTGAAGGATCTCTTATTACAACTCCAGAGTAAAGTAATATTTTTAATATAATATTAGTTTGTTCTGATTTTGATAATTCGAAATCAACAGAGTTAGTTGGATCCCATTGATAATAATTTTGTCCGGACGGTATTGTAAAATTCCATATTACATCCAAAGGCTTTCTTAAATAACTTACAGTTACATCCGATGTAATAGTTTGCGGATATAAATACAATTTATGATTTTCATATAAATATATAGGATATGTAGTAGTAGGCGCAACCAAAGGTGTAGTATTTATGTATAAAAGCTCGTTTCGCTGCACGAGTTGAGCTTCTGTGCTATCTTTGTATATAACTGTACCTAGCCTGTAAAAGTCCTCTGGGGTGGCCGTAACAACTATAGCTGCTAAATTAGCCGGAACAGTGTTAAATATTATATTAGCCCCACTAATAGTAAAAGCAGTTGTAACAACCCCATTAATAGTGACAGATATTACACTGCTAGCTAATTGAGAAGAAGTTATTGACGTAAACGGAAATGATATAGATGTGCCATTTCCCGTAAAGCTTTGTGTAGCTACGCTAGCTCCTGATGTAGTAGGCAATGTAAAACATTTATCTGGAGCGACATAAGTAGCCGTTCCGTATTCTTTAAAAATGGAAATATCTTGATCTACATTTTTAATTCGATCGCCGTATTCTGTATCATTATCCGGCCTTCTAAGCTGCTGATTTACAGTATCAAAATAACTCTCAAATATCTCAAGTTGCACTTGCGTAGCAACCTTGTTAAATTCGTCTGGTGATAAGTTACCTCTTTGCTCTTTATTAAGAATGAGTAACACCGTTTTATAAACTATGTCTACATTTACTGCCATTTTATTTTTTTTGTTATAAATATTAACCGGTCTCACTTAAGAAACCGGTCAATAATAATTCACCATCTATAATATAATTACGTGTTTTTTTTAAAAACTACTAATTAAATTTCTTTTCTATAGATCGGTATACTTCAACTCCCTCATCAGTTTTAAAATATGCTGCCATAGCTGAGTATGGGTTTTCATCAAAAGGTACAGACATTAGCTTTCTACCATTAGATGTCCAAGAAAAAGTTCTTTGATCCTGTGACAAGGTAATTATATTAGCCTCTGTAGCTTTAATAGCTACATTTCTAAGTCCTACATTTTCGTCTTGTGCTAATTCTAAAAATAAAGCAGGGTTGTTATTTGCAAACAATCGTAAATCTCTTTTAATTTCTTTAGAGGACAATTGATTAACTGCGTTACCCATTTCTACTCTTAATATAGCTTCGGCATCGTCGATATCCATATCTCTAGCAAATACTGCTGCATCTGTTTGCAAATCTAGTAACTCTAGATCGTCATAAGCTTCTTCAACAGGATCATATTCCTCGTAGATTCTTCCTTTTAACGGATGATATAATGAAAGTAGTTTTTGTAAATTCTGTTGTGTTTTAGGAACTCGTAAATCCCCATCTCTAAACATAATATGTCCTAACGTAGCTTCTCCTTCTTGTTCGCTTTTGAAAGGCGAATCATGGTTAGTTGCATATCTAATTTCTTTTTGTGTACCAGTTTCTTCATCAAAATATAGCAGCGCATGTTTTCTAGTATGCTTACCTGGAATAGTTAACGTAAGAGGGGTGTGCCTACCTACTAAGTAGTACAGCCTATCTTTAATTTCCCATTTAGGTTTTGCTGGTTTTTCTGGTGCTTCTGCAACCGGTTTTTCAACAGCCGCTTTTGGGGCTGCTTCTACAATTTGTTCTTCTTGTGCAACTTTTTTAGCTGCTGGTTTTTTATTTGCCATAATATAATATAATTAAATAGTTAATAAGAATAATAATTACCCCCGTCATTACAACGAGGGTAAGAATTACATTTGAAATCCTTAGATTCCTTTGAATAATACGAAGTTGTTAGCTGCTTGAGTAATCAAACATCTTTCAGATAGGAAGTTTACTTCCATTGCATCAAGAGTTGAATTACTAGCACCTCCAACAGATCCTGTTAACCAAGATTTCATTCTACGGTCATCAGTTTGAGAAGCTCTGTATCGTACGTGTAAGAATGGACGACGAATGTTAGTTCCTAAAACTTGATCATAAACAGTTGAAGTTCCAGCTGGTACTAATACACCTTCGATTGAATTAACTCCGTTGATTGCTCCACGTGTAGAAGCATCGTTTAAGTATTTCCAATCTGTTTTGTAAAAGTCGTAAGATCCTCTACGGAATCCGCTGAATCCTAAGTTAAGCGCCATGTCTTCTGAATTTTCAAATAATCCAAAAGCAACACCTCCAGTAGCTCCGCTAGAAATAGCCGCAAGCATATCATCAAAGTCTAAAGCAGTTTGACGGTTTAGGAATAACATGTTTTCCTCAATTGCTCCTTGAGTGTCAAGGTTTTTAAGGATAGCATCAAATTCATTTAATCCGTTAGCAGCTGTGAATCCAGTTTCTACATTACCTCTATCTTGGATAGCAGCAAATAAACCTTGTGTTCCTGGCTGAGTTAATGGGTTAAGAGTAGATGCATTTAATTCACCTTCTACCATTGCCATTTCTAAGTAATCTTCAAAACGTAAACGTGTTTCAGACTCAGCTTTCAAATACCATAGGTATCCGTCAGTTCCGTCCTCAGTCGCTACATTTACCCATCCGATTTGTGCAGTATCAGATCCAGATACAACGTACTGATCTCTAATAATGATTGGTGAGTTAGAAAACTGCGTTAATACAGGCTCTACGCTAGTTCTAGCAGCTGAGTTTCCAGCGCCGCCAGCAGCTAATGTAGTTCCTTTAGAATAATCAGATCCGTAAACGAATACTTTTAATCCAGTTGCAGAGAAACCTTGAGTAGTCAAAGTTGTTCCAGCAAATGACTGAATAGTAATTGTTCCAGCTGCACCTAGTGTAGATGCTGTTACAATACCTTTAGCCTCTAATCCAGTAACCGGATCTAAAACAACAACAGTATCATTTACTGAAATTACATTACTAACTCCAGCAACAGCGCCAGGGTTAAGAGTAATTACAGATAATGTACCAGCTCCGTTAGCTTGAGATACTCCAGCATAAGAGATGTGTAATCTGTTTTGTTCAGACCAAATAACTTGATCAGATGTCATTGGCATTTCAGCACCAACCATTCTTAAAAATCCAGATAACGTTCTGTTTCCGTAACGCTCTACTTCTGCTTCGTAGATTTCTGGTAAATACTGCTGAGCAAAATCAGCGAAATTTCCTGGAACTCCGGCACCTCCGCCGTTGTTGTTCCATTGTAAATAATTTGTAGCAAGTAATTGCTGTGTTTGTGATGGGATTATACTCCCAAATTGTGGTAATAAACTCATTGTTATTAATTTTTAAACTTTTTAATTTTTAGTTTTGCAGAGTCCGTTCCAGAAATTGATTTAACTTTATACGCGCCAAAACGAGCACTTTCAACTGGTGCTGCTTTCCTAGCTTCAGTAGATGTATTATTAGATTTGTTTACAACATCTCTAATAGCATCTGCTTTGCCTTGTTCATAAAAATGATTTGCTATTTTATCAGCATTCATTCCTGCGTATAAAGCTTTGTGATACCCTTTGGTATCTTTAACCGTGCCATCTTCCCCAAGGAACTTCCCTACGAAATTACCGATGTCCGATTGTTTTTCCCCCACTTGAGATGCATTTTGCACTCCATATCTAAACTTTTTTTCGCCTAAGTTGAAATCGAAACCTTCGAAATCCTTATTGAATAATTGTTCAGTTTGAGCTTTAAACTTCTCATGATTCTGGGAGTTTCTTTCCTGATCCTCTTTATATCGATTAAAAAAGTCCGATGCTTTTTGTTGATCCTCAGAAAAACTTGGCGACTTCAACTTGATGTCATCATAATATTTTTCCTTGGTATCTTCTAAAAACTTACGAGCTTTTGAAACCTCTTCTTTATATGCGAGTTTTTTTCTTTTGATGTCTCGCTCTTCATCAATATCTTCATCAAATGCGAAAGTGTCTTCGATCATAAAATCGATTTCTTCTTGTGACAAATGAGGCTTTGTACTTTTATAGTATTCTTTTACTAAAACGTCTCTATCTACATCTTCGTAATTAGTGTTTAATCTTATGTAGTCCTGCATAGTCCCACCTGTTTCTCTCATAAAATCTACTAACTTATTTATGTTGTCAGGTAAATCATTTTGAGTAGGAGGTGGCTCAATAGCAGGAGCTTTAGCTTCTACTTCTTTTTCTTCGGTAATGTCTTTAATGACTGGTTCGGATGTTCCTTCCTCCACTTCTCGTACATCTTCGGCTGGTTTATTCTCATCCACACCGCCTGTGCTTGGCTCTTGAACGGCATCTTTTTCTTCTTTAGGAATTACTACTCTAGTTACATTGCTTGGAACGTCGATTAAAGGCTCCCTGTTTTTAGCCGCCAACTGTTCATCAGTTAGTTTAGGCTTGGATTGAATCTTAAAAGATCCTTCCGTTTTTACTTGTTCATTCATGATATAATATTATATAATTATTAAATACTTATTTATGTAGGATCAAATGATGATAAGTCAAATCCTCCCATCACATCGTTTCCTTGTGACTCAAAATTCTTAGGCATTCCTTCAGTTTGCCTTTGTTGTATAAGTTCACTTTGTTGAGTACCCTGTATTTTTACTCTTTTATCTTTTCTATCTTCTATTTCTTTTTCTTTTTGTGTGGTAGCACCAATTTGTGCTTGAGCTAATTGCATATTATACTCAAATTCAGTTGCCATTAACTGTCTTTTAATTTGAGCTTCTCTTTCCATTCTTTGTATTTCAAATTGCGATTTAGCTTGTTCTATAGCAACTTTTTCAGATGTAAGAGCTTGTTGCTTTTGCACTTCCGCCATTGCGGCTTTTTCAGAGGCTTCAGCATTTGCTGCTGCTTGGGCTTGTATATTTTGTTGAGTTACGGCCTGTTCTCTTTCTAACTTTTTCTTGCGCTTAAGCTTTAACATTTGATTAGCCAGCTTAAGGTTTTTAATTTCACGTATATCAATAGCATCTTCTATATCAATACTACCTTGTTGCAACGAAGCATTTATATTGGCCGCTAATTCAGCTTTTTCTTCGTCATCTGGTTCCATTTCTAAATATATTCCAAAGTCATGAAGATTTAAATTTTCTATTTCCTTTAAAGTTTCTACGTTGAAAGTAGATATACTATTCATTAAAGAATTTTTAGTAAGAGGAAAATTTAATACATCAGCTATTTTTAAAGAAATGTTTTCACAAGTACTAAGCGCTAAGAAAAGACTAGCATCTTGTATATGCTTAGTAGCTACATTAGAAGCATTAGCCGCCATTTTTTGTAGACCAACTAATGAATCAGCAGAAGGTAAAGATCCATCTCTTGCTTCATTTAATCCAGTAACATCTCTAATCATTTGCATATTGTAATTATATGCTGTAATAAGAGATTGTATTTTACCCATTCCATTTGATGAAGACAATTCTTGAATTGGTACTTTACCTCTGTTTATATCTCCTTCTTGTGTAAGTGATCTACCTACAACAGAACCGGTTTGAAAATACATATTTAATGCTTCAGCTGGATTGTAGTTTGTTCCATTGCCTAAATCAACCTCAGCTAAACCGTCCATATCTAAAAAGATACCATCGGGAACCATTCTGGATAATACTTGTTGTATTTTTAAATGAGTTAGTTGTATTACGTCGGCAAAACCTACACATTTACTTATTAAAGATTGTATTTTACCTTTGTACATTCTTGGTGCACATAAGGAATAACTCATTTCTACGCGGGTAGTATCAGCCATTGGGCGTGTCATATTTTCTGACATTTCCCATTTAAGCATTGTATTAGTTCCAATTACTTTAGCCCCTTCATATAATACTTCTATAGACCTTGAAACTCTTTCAAAGTTGTCATTTGGAGGAGGATTAAACTGATCAGTTTTTTCAATTGCCTTTTCTAAACCTGAATCTGTTTTCTTTATTTTAAAAACTTGGTCGGTATATGTTTTGTATTCAAAATACAATACTTGAACAGTATTGTAATCATAGCTTTCAAAACCTCGAATCATTCTTCGATTACCTGGCATGTCTTGAATTCTTTCTAACTCTTCGTCCGATATATTAGGAAATTCTTTTTTAAGCTCTGGTATAGTTATAGATTTAACTTCGCCTACGTAATATATGTCTTCAAAGTGAGGATCTTCCGTGTAAGACCAAACGCAATAAGCAGGATCAACGTAATCTACTACAATGCCTTCAGCTGGATTAAACGATGTTTTGGTTACACCTATTCCTATATTAACCAAATCTTGATTTACTCTAGATTTAGTTAAATCAAATTCGTTAGTAGCTAATACGGTATTAATAGCTTCTTCTTCTGCCACCTCAATAGCTTGCTTGTAGCTAAGCTGCATGTGAAGATCTCTTTCCTCTAAAGACTCAGGTAGATTATCTGGTGATATATTAGATCTACTTAAATTTATATCTATAACTTGAGATGCCTCAGCTTGTTCATTTTTAGTTAACATATCAAATAACAAGTCTTCCGCAAAATCAGTTCTTTTCTTTAAAGACTCTGGATCTTGAGCATAAGAAGTTAAGTCGTATTGTTTCTGTGTTATTCCATTTGCAACTATGTTCGAAAACTTAGAAAGTATAGGAACTGGCTTCCAATCTAAGTTAAGATAAGATAAATCGCCATTAATAGCTAACTCATCCTTATACTTTTGCACGCTTTGTTCTCCTCTGGCATATAATCTTAAATTATGAAAATTATTCCAGTTTGTAGCGTAACGGTTTGAACCACTTCCACCGTAATTGAACCATTCTTGCTCAATAGCTCTACTAACCTGAAGCCCGTATTCCCACGTTGCTTTCTCTGCATCACTTACAACCTGATCCGGGAATGAGCTATTAGTATTTGTACTTATATTCATTTATTATATTATTTTTGAAGTAGTCCCCTCGTTATTATATTTTTTAAAACCCAAAGAATAAGATTTAATTTTTGTTATACCTTTAGGATTATACCTATGTTTATTACAAGCCATTAAAGCTAACCCCGAACTTATCGAAGCATCATGCTTAGTTCTATTGTTTATATCAAACTTAGCCCAATCTTCTAAAGTTCTTTGTAAATACATATCCCCATATCCATCTTTCTTTTCTCCTATAAAATCTTCTATATATGTTTCAATAGCCGAAGCGTGTGCTTGTTTTATGTCCTCGCTTGAATTAGGTATTCCGCCTACTTCTCTTTCAGCTATAGATAATTTATTATATGTTTTGTCCGGTCTGTTTATACTAAAACCTCTGTATCCTCTACGCTTTAAATAATAAAGCAATCTAGGTTTGTTGTTTTCTGCTAGCAAAGGCATTCCGTAAAAAACACAAGCCATTAGTACATCTTCAAAAAACATTTCAGCTGTTGATGGCCTTGCAATATACTCAAGGAAAAAATGGTTAGGCGGAGCGTCTTCCATTGAAAACTTTGTTAATCCATGAAGCGATCCGTTAGATCCGCCACCACCAACAACACCGCTAATATCATAACTATCACATCCAAAAGCTCCCATGTGTTCATTACCAGGATATTTAATGCCATTTTTTATTATTAAGTTATTTTGTTGTTCTTGATCCGGAACCCAAGTAATAAAAAATCTACCATTTTTATTAGGATAGAACACTACTCTGGTATCCTTAACTCCGTTTTCCCACTGGAAGTTACCTTGGGTAACCATAGCGGAGTTCTTTAATTCTTCGTTGTAATCTATTTGCTGGTAAATCTTTGTAAGATTAAATATAGATTGCTTAGCTTCATCTCTAAAAGCGTGTTGTTCCGTACGGGGGAACTGTCTGTAATATTCATTTAAGGCATCGGCATCGTCTTTTAAGCCTTCAACTTCATTCTCCCAGTGTTGTATAACACCTTCTGTAATAACATTACCTTGAGGATCTAATGTTTCTTTCGTTGGAATATCAAACACAGGATAGCCATACTGATCAATAAAACCCTCATAATTCCATTCCATAGGAATAAAAAGTTTGTATAAGCCCGTTTTAGTTTGACCGTTCTTGTTTCTAGCCGATGCATCTGATCCATCATATAGTTTTTTAAAGTTTTTACCTCCTTTGTCTAAAGCATTTGATGTTGACCCCATCATACACTTTCCAATAATTCTACTACCTAATCTTAAACAAGTTTTTGTTACTCGCCAGTTGTTAAGTATATTAGTTGGCTTTTCCCATTTACCTGATTCGTCATGAACCAATAGTTTTAATTTTTCACCATCATAACTGTTATCACCTGTGTTTTTCCAGTCGATAGTTGTATCTAATCCATCAAGCTCTTGAGCTGCTTGGTTTTCTTCTAACTTACGTCTCGTAAATTTAGAAGCGGGTACTCTGTATGCTAGTTCTGTTTTCGGACGGTCCATACCGTCTTGTATTGGTTTAAAGAAAAAAGGATAATTTACCGAGATCGGTACAACTTTATCTGTAAACATTTTCTTGGCGTCAGCACCTGATTTGGATAATATACCGAATCTAGAGTCTGAAGATATCGTAGCCGAATTAACTGTTTCTCCCGACGACATGAATGAAAATCCAGAGCGTCGATTTTTAAGGTAACAAATGCCGTACGATCTTCTATCCGCTTTGCAGGCCTCCCAGAATATATAGAATAATCTATTTGATTCTCTAAAATCCGGTAGTCCGACATCAATTTTGGACCACTGCAGGTACATATAGTGAGTGCCAGTAATGTAAGTAGGCTTACCTTTATTAATAAACCAAAAACCTTTTTCACGTCTTTCAAATTCTTCATCTATATATGGGTGCCACTGTTCTTTAAAACTATTTGGGTAAGCATTCCAATCTTGAACGCTTTTAATTTTTTTTAATGACTTAGGGTATTCTACAGCTTTCCATTTGCTGTCACCCATGTCTTCTGCGTTTTCCGCTTTAGGTAAAGCAATCATTATACCACTTATTTCATAGATCTCGCCAATCTTACCTGTTTTACTAATTATAACAGTATCGTACTCAGCATTATATCCGTACTCCCATTTGGAATATCGGTTTTTCTTTTTAATGACAGCTGGTTTAATATGGTCTTTTACAACCCTGTATAAAGTTTGTTCGTAAGCCATCACTTAGATCTCCCTTCTGCAAATCCCTTAAACGCAGGTTTATTTGCTTTATTGTTTGATTCAGCAATCATACTTTCCTCCTCTTGAATTTTACTTAATATTTCAAAAGCATCGAATATGCAAAGCTTTTTAGTAGCGGCAGCATTTTTAAGTCTGTCAGCAGATATATCTTCTTCTGAGTCAACGATCTTTTCTTTTGCTACCTTTACTAATTCTTTAATTGCTTCCCGCCCAGCGGCTATTATATTCTTCTTCGTTTCTATCGAGTTCATACTTTATAACAATATCATTTGATTTCATACAATACATAATCTGATCGTCTATAACAAATTCCCATTCGCTATTAGGCGTAAAACCAATTATGTCTCCTGGATTGATTCCAGCGCACTCTAAGGACTTATTACCTATCTTTAGTATACCAATAAGGTTAGCTGTTTTATCGCTGCTAAAAGGGTCTTTATTTTTGACCGGAGCAACAAAGCATCTATCGCCGAATGATTTCCAGTTCTTTTTATTTTTGTACAAATATATTTGATCTATTGCACACATAAAAAGCCCGTCTTTAAGAAACGATCTACTATTTTTTTTAAGTCCTTTCATATCATAAAAAACTCTAAACACATTATGATGAACGACTATTAGATCACCTTTTTTTATTGGTGTTGCAAACGCCGCAGGGGTTTCAACAACCTCGGCTATATTGTTAACGTGTTTAAAACTTTCTATAGAAGTGTTGGTTATAAGGTCCACTTCTCCAACCTTAACCTGATTATCATATCTTCCTCCAACAGGCTTTATGATAAAATCGTATATACTTCTCATTAGTACTCCAAGTCATACTCAACGGATATTGCCATATTAGAATTAAACTTCTTCCATGGCATTACCTCGTCTTCTTTTTTTATAAATATATTATAAGAATTATCAGACTCTTCAAATATTATATGAGAAATTTCGTGCCCACCGTAAACTGTCTGCTTAACAGAGTAATGCATTGCTTCGTTCTTATAGTCAGCACCTATACTTATCTTTCTTATAATATTACCCATGACCCTATTCTTTATCTGTAGGTATTACTTCATAAGTACCATCAGTTAAGTTAATATTAATAGGTCCATACTCATCCTCAATAGATTTTTTAAAATCCTCCATTTCTTTTTCAAGCATATTTATTTGATAAATAGCTTTTGCTTTTTGAACCTCTAATCCTCCAATATGTGCACAAAACTTTTGTAAGTCCGCTTGTAACGCTTGCACTTTTTCTAATTGTTCTTTACTGATTGATAAATTTTCTGATTTCATTTCTTTTACTTTACTCATTTTAATTTAATTTAATTATTAATAATTGTTAATATAATCTAAACTTTTCTTTTCTTCTTGAATCGTTATTACTAGTTGAAAAATCCACTATTTTGTTATTTTTATCTTTTGCTCTACCTTTAAACCCTTTAGGAAGAGTACCATAAGTAGCTCTTGTAGCTGTAGTGCTTTTATTTACGCCTCCCCCTGTTCTTGGGTCAGACTTCTTTTTTGCTAAAGATTTTTTGCTTTGATCTGCACTTTCAAAAGTTAAAGTACCTCCTAGCTCTTTAGTTAATTTAGCATCCCCAGACTTAGCCGTAACTTTTTTGGTAGATTCTTTACCGGTTTTTACGTTATAAGATTTTACTGTTTTCTTTTTACCCGTTTTTGGATCTTTCTTGTCATTATCATTTCTTAAAGGTGTACCATTGGTTAAAGCCTCAAAGTTTTTGTTTTTTAACGGAGCTCTACCGGGTTTTTGCATATATGCCATAGCTTTTTATTTTAATCTTGTTAATATAAAATCTCCCGTAAGATCTCCGGTGTAAGTACATAAAATAGTATCATCGTTTTGTAATGAGTATTCAATACTTACCGCATATCCGTTGTGAGTATTTTTTAGGTTAGTTATTAATTTGTTATTTTTATAATCTATTATTTTTTCTGGTATTACTCTGTATTCTTCAAAGCTTGTATTAAACACGTTTAAAACCGCATATTCTGAAGCCACTATTGTAGTTAAATAAGAAGATTCTTCACATTCCCATAACCCGCTTAATTCTTGTTGTGCAAATAATTGACTTGATACTAGTAATAATAATGCGATAAATAAATTTTTCATTTGATTAGATTTAATTGTTAATTTTATTTTTTTGTTTTATCGTATGCTTCTTTCTCCCAAGGTAATTTTTTAGATCCCTCTTTCATAGTGTTTCTTGAATAAGCTTTGCCCTTCCAATAAACGTTGTTATCGTCGTAATCTAAATCACCTCTTTTCATCTGATTGATATGTACCATTTCATGGTCTACCACTGAAGCCTCTTTAATTGGAGATAAATTTTTGTTTAATAAAATAGTGCCGTTATTATTAGCTAAACCCAAAGTATTATTGTCCATATCTTTATGATAGATAGGAGTATTAACTATTTTGTAAGGAGGAATAATTTTAAAGGCCATATTTATATTATTAATAACAGCCCTGCAAAACAATAATTTTGCAAGGCTGAATTTTTAATCTTAAGCGAAGTTAATGTTTCTAATGTACATTCTATCGCCAGCGTCGTCTTCTCCTAAGAAAACTCTAGCTTTTACTCCTCCAGGATTTGCAGTTAACGCATAATTAAATGCTTTTGTTGCTAAACCAGTAGTCATAACTGGCGAAACAAATCCTCCAGACGATGTTGTAGATAATGTTAATTCGATCTTGTCTCCCGGAGTCCCTCCGTTTGTAAGAATTTCTACAGCATTATCTGCTGTCTGATAAACTCCCACAATAGTTGCCACGTTTACAACGTGTTCTCCGTTTTCCCAATCGTTAGTAGCTCCCACTACGTCGAATGCAATAAAATTTGCCATAATTTTTGTTTTTAGTTGTTAGTTTTTAATTATTTGTTTTAGGCTAGGTTTATACAGTCCTATTCTGTTTATTTTTTTAATATTTCTTTCATTGGCAAACTTTCTTTTGTAGCAGCCATTCGCATAGCTACAGGGCTAGTAGGTTTTCCGTAATCTCTCATTTTCCTGGGAAAAGTAGCTCTTTTATCTATTGGCATATCTTCCAATAGATTTTTTCTTTCTTGTTTATTGCTTTCTCTTTTACCTGCTCGTGATTGGCTTTCTCTTTCTTCTTCTCTTTTCTTTCTTTCTTTAGTTTTGTCCATTATATATATATTTACGAGTTTTTATGCCAATGCTTAGCTATAGAAGATCTATCTTTTTTTTCTACATCAGTTCTGTGAATTGCTCCTTTAGCATCGTAAACTAATTCACGGTCGTGAATCATTGTTTGTTTTGCTTTTTTATCACCGCCTTTATATTTTTTGTCAGCTCGGTGAAGTTGTCCTTTTGCATCATAGATTAATTCTCTTTCATGCATCATTTTTTTGTCGTACTTGTTCATGGTTTTGGTTGTTTATATTTATTTTTTTTCTTTAGTTTTTCCGTATTCTCTTAATGTAAAATAACCTCCAATTACGGTAACACCCATTGTCATTAATAAAGGCAAATAAGCTTCACCCAAAGGTCTTCCCCATTGAGATGTTATAATTACTATGTCTATTAAAAATGTAAAATTGGCAACAACTAAAGGTCTTATATTTCTAGCTAACCAACTTCCATATTTCATATCTTGTTCCCAGCGCTTACTTATTTCGATTTCACGCTTAGATAGCTCTTGTTCTACTACAATATCTTTTTCAAGCTCTTTAAGTAATACATCTTTATCTTCTGAAGAAATACTTGAACTTCCTCTGATGGCATCACTTAATTTATTAAATCCTTCTGCTCCAGTTAATGTACCTACTATGTTAAGTATATCAGGTGTAACCCCTGCTATAGTTCTAAGGGCATTGCCAACAAATGTTCCGTCCCCTCCGTTCTTTCTTAAATTAGGATTATCACTCATTTTTTCTTTTTCTTTTTAAATCTACTAACTCTTCCTTTAGAATTTTTTTCTTTTTGAGCCGCTCGAAGTTCACTTTTTGTTAGCTCGCTGTATGTAGTGGCTGTTTTTTTATTTACTCTTTTCGTTGGTCTAAATAAGTTTTCTCCTTTGCTATAATCTTTGTCCCCACTAGGTGTTCTCCATTCTTCTTTAAACCAGCGTCTAAGTGATGCTCCTTTTTCAGTTTTTCTAACTTTACTTAATGGTGATCTATACATTTATTTCTTGCCTTTATTTTTACGACACTTTGCTATAGCGCCACTAGCGTACGCGGATGGGAATACTTTATAGCTTCCTTTAATTTTGTAATAACAAGCGTCTTTGTTTGTTTTCTTTTTCATCTTCTACCTGGATTAGTTATTCTAAACACTGGCTTTGCATCCCAACCATTTCTTCCTTTTGAGCCTTTTACGCCTTTAATAGAAGGCTTCATATATTTGCTAAGGCAACCACAATTTTTTTTATTTTTCATATTAGCAGTTCCATTTTCTTCGCGCAGCTAATCCTCTTTCTGAACTCCAGCCTTTGGATCTTGCGCAAAATGATTTACGTCTTTTAGCAGCCTTACTGCCTTTCTTAAGCTTTGAAGGAGGCGTAGTCACGGCAGTTTTTAATTTACTACCAGGATTATCTTTACGATACTTAGCAACTCCTTTAGCAGTCATTCCACCGCCAGCTTTTTTGCCTGCTCCACCACCTTTTTTTACTTTTGCGTAGTTGCCCTCTGATTTTTTACGAGAAGGAGCTTTACCTCGTTTTTTTGGCGCTGCTTTTTTTGTTGCCATTATTCTGATGTTTTATCCCAACGGGCTTTAGTTTTTCTTATGTCGTAATGCACGAAAGTATTATACAATCCTAATCCGCCCTCGGATATATGACCGTGCTCAATCAAGTTTGCTATAGTATCAAACACTTCTTTAGGAGACATATCTTTTACTTGAATGTCACAAGCTTTACCTAATATATGTTGTGAGTTGGAAACTCCTCCTACCGCTTTATTATGCTCGGGACATCTGTAAGCATTTGTTAAAGTCATAGGCTTTCTTATAAAGTCTCTAATGACTTGTAGGTTGCCAGCAAGTTTAGTTATTTCAGATAATACCTCTTCTGACATTTCGCAACCACACTTACATTCAAACTCTGACTTATTAAAATTTTTAGTAAGTTTCATTGTACCGTCCTTTCTTGGCACATTCTGTTATTGGTTTTGATTCATAGCTGCAAGGGTATTTTAATACTTGCATTCCGTTTATTCCGGATGAAGATCCTTTTCCATGAGGTCTCCCCATTTGACTTAATGGGCCATCCCATAAAGCGCTTTCACCTACTTCACCTGAAGCTTTACCTGTTGCATTAGGTATTATTTTTTTTGTGTATTCCATATCGTTTATTAATTAAATCTTCTGTTAAATATATTAGGATCAATAGATCTATCTCTAGCCTCTTGAGTCCCGAACATTGTTTCCCCAGCTGCTAAAGCTCCTGGAGTCATTGATGAGGGAGCGGCAGCAGCGGCTGAAGTGCCTGAACCGGCTATGTTAGACCCTGCCGATTCCAAAGCTGCTATCCTAGCTTCTAGTGCATTAGTATCTGTGGATGTTGATGCTTCACCACTTACTGGTGTTGGTGCTGCTCCCGCTACCCCTGCTGTTTGACTTGCCGCCTGTCCTTGTATTTTTTGTCGAGCTTGTTGTATTGCTTTAATAGCTGGGTTATCTGCAAAAGCACTTCCCATTGCCCCAAATCCTGATACTATTCCTGCCATAATTATCTTGTTTTATCTTTGTTAATTTTTTCTATAGCAGTGGCTAAAGTTTTGTCACTGTAAGAAATTCGTTTCATTGCTGGATTACGTCTTTTAGAAGTTGGTATATCTTCTTTACCGAGCATTATCCTATAAATCTGTTGTATTATATTTTTTGTTCTAAAACTGATTTCGTATATACTATAAGTTTTATCAGCCCCATTGTATCCTCTCCATTTAACTATCCAACCTTCTTTAAGTAGCCTATTCCATCTTCTATTATCCCAAGAGTAAATAAGTATACCATCTTCGAAATCTTTTCTTGTAAACTTACCTAAACAATCGAAATATATTAAAAGCTCCAGATCAGCATCGGTTAAACCTGTTTTTTTGCAAGCCCATCTTCGTATTACTCTATAATGTTTTAACAGCCCTATCTCTTTTAATTCTTGACCTGTTAACTCTCTCATAAAACAAATACTACATCTTGAGCTTTAATAACGTGATAGGTTTCTTTGTCTAGCTCTATCTTATGGCCAGCGTGCCTATCATAGTATATAACATCATCTTTTTTTATTCCTGCACATTCAGACCCTGTAGACACTACAGTAGCTTCTACGTATCTTATATCCTCGCGGTGCGTTTCAGCCAGGAGTAAACCCCCTTTAGTTTTAGTAACACCTTCTTTTAACTTTTTTATTATTATGTTTCTACCTATTGCGTTCATATTATCCTCTTACGTTAGACATAACACAGTTGGTAGACAATATAGTCGAAGCAACTGAGGCAGCATTCTTTAATGCCGACTTGGTAACTAACACAGGATCTATAATACCTGCTTTAAACATATTTACTGTTTTTCCAGTCTCAACATTAACTCCAAAATCTTTTTTGTTTATAGGCTCATATTCTAATCCTGCATTTTTCATAATTGTTTTGCAAGGATAATACAAAGCTTCAATAACTAGCTCTTCACTAGATGACTTTGGTTTTATACTTCGGATTGCATTAATTAGTGCAACTCCACCACCGGCAACCACACCTTCTTTTATAGCAGCTTTAGTTGCGCATATTGCATCTTCTACTCTATCTTTCTTCTCATTTAATTCAACCTCAGAATTACCTCCAACTTTTACTATTGCAAGTTTTGCAGCTAGCATAGCTAATCTTTTTTCAAGTTTAACTACTTTGTTGGGATTGCTCTCTATAAGCAATTGCTCTTTTATACTTTCAATAATTAATTTAATATCTTCCGATTGATCTTCAGCCACCTGAAAAACTGTATCTTTAAATGTTGATACTGCTTTGATGCAAGTGCCTAAGCAGTCTAAATCAATTAAATCTAAATCATCACCTAGATTTTCGCTTACTACAGTTGCTCCTGTTAATAAAGCTAAATCATCAAATATTTCTTTTCTATTAACACCGTGTGTAGGTGCTGGAATTATATTGACTTTTATAGAACCTTTATTTTTGTTCATTGCAAGGGCTGCAGCAACCTTAGGATCAACATCACCAACTATAAGTAAAGTTAAGTTATTTTTTATAATATGCTCTAATATAGTTTGTATCTGTCTAATCGTGTCTACAGAAGAATCAACCAATAATATTTTTGGGTTGTTCAATTCAGCTGTGTTACTTGCGTGATTAGTTACAAAATGATTATTAGTAAAACCTTTTTCATACTGAACTCCTTCAACAACTTCTATACTAGTATTTCCGTCTTGTGCTGTTTCCATCATAACAACTCCCGTTAAATCTACAGCTCTATAAGCATCAGCAATTAATTTGCCTAGTTCCGCATCGTTGTTAGTTGATATTGTAGCAACTTCATCTATCATATCCCCATTAACAGGTTTAGCTTGCTTTTCTAAATGCTTTAAAGTTTTATCCACAATATTGTTTATTGCGTCTCTTTTCTCCCTACTAGTAAACTTCATAGGTGATTTAGAAAACTCTTTTAATATTGCATGCGCCAATACCGTAGAGGTTGTTGTTCCATCTCCGGCTTCAGCAACTGTTCTTCTAGCAGCTTGCTTAACTAATGATGCCCCCATATTTTCAACAGGATCTAATAACACCGATAATTCTGCAACAGTTACACCATCTTTAGTTATTACAGGTATTCCTTGAGCATCTTCAAAGATTACACATTCACCGCCTCCCCCTAATGTTGAGGCAACAGCTTCTGTAAGTGTTTCAATACCTTTAAACACTTTTTCTCTACCTTTGTCGCCAAAGCTAAATTGTTTTACTATTTGATTCATTTAATTAGATTTTATTATATAATCACATATAATTTGTAAAAGCTACAATTATAATAGCTTCTATTTATTTATTACATATTTGAACTTGAAATCCTTTGCCAATTTGTCCCGTTATAAAAGCATAAAGCGTTTAAAGTTGTGTTATATACTGTAAGCCCTTCTACTGGAGAAACTATTGCGTTTATTTCAGCAGTAGTCAGATTTTCTGCAAGCTTAAAATTTGAAGGAGTTATTCTGACATTATCTGTGCCGTTGTATCCGACTATGTAAGCTACATCCGCCGCAGTTGATTTTGTTACAAATTGTGAAAATTTTATAGTTGCCATTTTATTATTTTTTATTATTTATTTTTTATTATTATTATATTGTACAGCTGGTAAATCCAGGTCGGGGTAATGTCCATGAACTTGCTCCAAAATCAAAGTTAGCGCAACTCGTTACATTAGGATTCACTGCCCAACTACTTAGGTCTTGATTAAAAGCAGTATCAAGATAAAACATAGCATTCATAGAAGTAACACTACTTACATCCCAGCTACTTATATCTTTATTAAAAGCAGAATTATCATAAAACATAAGACTCATCTTATTAACACTACCCACATCCCAAGAACTTATATCTCCATTAAAAACGCAATTTCTAAACATATACTGCATAGTAGTCACATTACTCACATCCCAAGAGTTTAAGTCTTGATTAAATGCAGCAGAATCATAAAACATATCTTGCATATCAGTAACACTACTCACGTCCCAATTATCAATAGGCTGGTTAAATAAGTCTGATCTCTTAAACATTCCTCTCATAGTCAATGCGTTAATCGGGGTCCAACTATTTAAAGGCTGATTGTAGGCAGAATCATAAAATACTGAATCCATATTAGTTACACTACTAACATCCCAATTGTCAAGAGGTTGGTTAAAACTTTTATTTTTCAAAAGTAAAGCTTGCATATTAGTTACGCTACTAGTATCCCAAACTCCAATAGGCTGATTAAACGCGGTATTTTCCCAAAGCATATACTTCATATCAGTAACACTACTAGTGTTCCATCCAGTAACATCCTGGTTAAAAGCAGATTTAGCAAAAATATAACTTATATTTTCTACACTACTCACATCCCAATTGTCAAGAGGTTGGCTATATGCTGCATTTTCAAACATTCTTTGCATAGTAATAACACTACTCACGTCCCAGGCGTTTAAAGGCTGATTAAAAACAGAGTCCCTAAACATAAAACTCATATCAGTAACGCTACTCACATCCCAAATGCTTATATTCTGGTTAAAGCTATTGGTATCTTCAAACATATATCTCATATCAGTCACATTACTCACATCCCAAGAACTTATATCTTGATTAAAAGAGTCAGCATTTTGAAACATTTCACCCATATTAGTAACACTACTCACATCCCAAGTATTAAGGGGTTGATTAAAAACGTTTGCAAAGTCAAATAGTTGTTGCATATTTTCCACGCTACTTACGTCCCAAGAGCTTATATCTTGGTCAAAAGCTCTAGCGTCTCTAAATAAACCACTCATATCGGTCACGCTACTTACATCCCAGGAACTTATGTCTTGATTGAACCCGCGGGCATTATAAAACATCTGACTCATATTAGTCACACTACTCACATCCCAAGGGCTAATATCTTGGTCAAATGCCACGGAGGAATCAAACATGTTTTTCATGTTAGTAACACTGCCAACATTCCAAGAACTAATATCTTGGTTAAAAACTGGGTTGTTAAACCAATAAACAATATTAAACATGCTTTCCATGTTGGTAACATTACTAACATTCCAATCACTTATATCCCCGTTAAAAGTCAATCTGTCAAAAAACGCATTACTCATATCAGTAACATTATCTACGCGCCAATTTTGTATTTTTCCATAGGGAACGAGATCGTAGTCTCCGTTGGGATCTTGTGCTAATATGTCATTAATTGCAGTTTGAAAAGTTGCGTTAGTTAACATAATCGCGAATGGAGGTTTTGGCAGTAGCCAGCTTGTAGCTCCGTCATCAAAATCAAGGTAATCAGTAACTTGATCCACATCCCATGTAATTAAGTTTTGGTTGAAAGTAGTAGCATCTCTAAACATGCCACTCATATCAATTACGCTGCCAACATTCCAATTACTTATGTCTTGATTGAAAGAGGAGGCCCCTTGAAGCATACTAGCCATATTAGTAACACCACTAACATTCCATCCGGCAATGTTTCCGTTAAAAGAATCGGCATTTCTAAACATATTTTGCATATTAGTAACGCTACTAACATCCCAGTTATTTAAAGACTGATTAAAATTATCAGTAGAAATAAACATACTAGCCATATTAGTAACACTACTCACATCCCAAGAGTCTAAAGGCTGATCAAAGATAGTTGCATCTTCAAACATACTCTTCATGTTAGTAACACTGCTTGTATTCCAGGAACCAATAGCTTGATTAAAAGAAGTAGCCGCTAAAAACATAGAGTCCATATTTTCCACGCTGCCAACATTCCAATTGCCAATAGCACCGTTAAAAGCACTACAATTTTCAAAAATGTTATTCATGTTAATAACGCTACTAACATTCCAGCCTGCTAGGGATTGGTTAAAAGCCAAAGCATCACTAAACATAGATTCCATATTAGTTACCTTACTTACATCCCAATTACCTATTGGTTGGTCGAAAACTTCAGCTCCAGAAAACATAAATCTCATATTAGTTA